TTAGTACTTCAAGCATTGGTACCCCTGCTGTACCAGCGGGTTCGCCATCATCAGAATACCGTTGCACTTCGTCTTTTTTGCCAAGTACATACGCCCAAACATTGTGGTTTGCCTTACGTTCCTGCTTTTGATGTCATTAATGAATGTTTGCGCTTCTTCTTCATTTGCAACACGAGCAATATTCAAAATAAAGCGTGACTTTTTTATATCTTGTTCAAATACAGCTGCTTGCTGTGCAATTGTTAAATCAAGTTCTACCATACTCGTTCTCCCTTAAAACGCCTTAAAATTAATAGCTATCCACTTAGAGAGCGTTTATTAAAATCCATTTACACAATAAAACCGCTGATATAAAGCGGTTAATCGCTAATATCAACGGTTTATTGTTTTATTCTTCATATTCGAATTGGAAATATTCAAACGTTATCATACCAACGCCTAAACAGTTCAATTTCAGAATTTTTTCAGAATAAATCAACCAAACAAGTGAAAGGATCCGAGCTATATCTATCTATCACTTTACTACACTTTCATCTGATTACAAATAAGAAAGCCCTAGCAAGTACCTCAATTAAGAGTTACACACTAGGGCTTTTAATCATTAAATTTCGATACTTTAACAATCTCAACATTCAATTTTTTTCTTTCGAAATTTGACTTATGTTATTTTCAAATTTTTCATATGTCGGAGAATCAGAAGCTAAATCATCAACTACTATTTTAATATCACTAACATCTTCATTTAAGTTTCTAAGTCATATAATCGTCTTTTTAATTCCTTAGACAAAAATGCGCCTTGCTTGTACTCAAACCCGATGGTTAGAATATATTTACCATCTATTTTATAGTCAAATATTTTAGTCAATCCAAATTCATCCATCACATCTGGGTCTTTTTTTACATTTTCAAATTTTGATGCCGTAATTTGCTTGCCTAATAGTCTTTTAACTTCGGCAGTTGTAATTCGATCACTTTTAGGCCGGTCATAATACAAATATGTCTTCTGATAATCTTTCTCATAATCCCCAACTTCATTTTCCGGTATATTTACATGTTCAACCGGCTTAAATTGGAATTGATTATTATAATACTTTGTTCTACTTGATAAAAATTCATTTCTCCAACATCGTCATACTCTTTATTATAATCTTGGTATTCTAATGTAATTTCATCAGTCTTTGGAAAAGTAAATTGATCTTCTATTTGCTCAATTACGAATTTATAAAATTCAACATGTTCATCATCAAATGCTCGAACTCGTTGAAGGTTTTTGTTTTCACAAATTTAACAGTTTCTTCAGAAGGAATATGAAATGCAATTCCAACATTAATTTTTCACCACGAATAACACTTGGTATATATTCTAAAACAGAAAAATACAATTCGATGGATTCGCTACTAGTATTTTCTAGATTTGGCATTTCATTCCCTCCTTCCTACATTAAATTAAATTTATTTTTCAACGAATTAATTATATCATCAGAATGCAGCTTCTGAAATTCCAAAAATCTACAACAGCTTGCTTGTCGTCAGATGTTATATCCCAAGTGGGAGGTATACTTTGCACATAATGATTAAAATCAATATTGGTTAATTTTCGCTGTATATCTAAAAAGCAAGTTCTACTTGAATCAATTTTATCTGCTAGATACTGATACTCTATATCATCCATTGATTCGACTAATTTAGGCGGATTGTCTTTTAAGTGCTGTAATGTAAAACAATTCCATTGTTCAATGCCGCCTAATATTTGTGTGAAATCAAAAGCTCTTAATTGGAAGTTCACATCAAAGAACCAATTCCCCCTATTATAGCCTCTATCTATATTTAAAAGAAACTGATCATAAAATAACAAACTCCCAAAATCTTTTTATTATTTATTTTTTCTAACGTCTTAGGTGAAATTATAGCTGTTTGTCCGTCTACATATTTTGTGCCATAACAAATTCCAGGTTCAGCGCCTAATCGAATTAACTCATTACTTGTATTAATTACACTTTGTGGTAAATTAAAAATTCTCCCTGCATAACTGGCAATCCTAGGTCTTTACCTAGCTTAGTTCCTAAATACTCATTAAATAAAATTTTACCTGAAACTTCTTCATTTACTGCATTTTGCATAAATTTTATAACAAAAGTTCTGGTATATCTGTTGAAACATCGCTTTGCGTAGCGGTCACAAGATAGGGCTTTGTAGTACCTGGTTGTGCTTTATTATATCGTTTACAACATACATCCCAGCCCTACCTCCTTTTTACCTACAATACTATAAAATACACTATTTTATCTCACTTTGCAAAATTCAGATAAATCCATAACTACACATAAAATAAAAAGCCCTAGTAAGTAACCAGTTATGATTACCTACTAGGGCTTTGCTTTATTCCGAGGGTAGACGGAATATGAGCATTTCTGTGTGTTTAGAAATATCACAGAAATAAAACTATACCACACTCTATTTAATTTTACAAACTCACTTTTCAACCAGACTGGTTCCCCACCAATTTCAAGCTTGATGTTGTCACCGTCTTGAGCTAGCACTTTATACTTGCCATTCAAAGTAAAGAACTCCATCTTTCCGTTATTACCTTGGCCAAGTTGATTTTTCAACTTATGACCGTAACGATCTGTCAAAGTAACAGGTCCTGCTGGGATCCAATTATTGTAGTCTTCAATTGGAATACTAAAGTCGTTGTTTGTCACATACCACTTGTTATTCCATTTAATCCACTTATTCACGACATAGACGTTATTAAACGTCGCATATTTTTGAGTAGCTGGCTTTGGTTTTGGCTTTTGTGCCGGTGGAGTCGTCTTAGGCACTGGATTACTTGGCGTGTACTTATGTCCCGTCAAATTTTCCAGTCTCCATATTGCATGTTACGGTCAAAACCGCCACCATCTCCGTATTGCCACATATCTACAGTTTTAAACCATGGAATTGTGCAAACTTTTGATTAGCCCAGGCTTGCCCGTAATATTGGGTGTTGTTTGCACTAGGATATAAGGCTAACCACAATTTGGCGTCCTTGATATCTGACCATTCAAACGGCCGTGCATACCTGTCGCCATTTCAAAGTTCATATACACATTAACCTTCTTACCAGATAAGCGATAAAACGCATCCATAAAGCGCTTTGGTTCATCACCACGGAAGTGGTTACCGTCCCAAGCATTTTCTTCAACGTCCACAAATACTGGAATATCTTTATTCCGAGCATCTTCTGGTCCTAAATATTGTAGAACTGACGTGCTTGTTGTTCAGGACTTAAATGGCTAGTTAAGTAGTAGAATCCATGTTGAATGCCTTCTCGTCGTGCTTCTGCTTGTTGTGCACCAACATATGGATTCACATAGTTACCTGTTGTACCCTCGCCACCACCGGCTTTAATGATGACACCATTAAATCCATTAGACTTGTAGTTCATGACGCCCTGATAGCTAGATACATCTGTCACGTAACTATCTGCATGACCGTCTGAAACACCTAAACCGGTGCCAAATAAAAGGCTGCCACCAGGACAGCCTTACTTAAATTTTTGTTCATCTGTTTCTCCCTTAAATGTTTGTTTTACAAATTGATCTAACCATGTTGCATTAGCTCCTCCGAAGGCTCCTAATGTGACATTCATCATTAAGTGTGCTGGGTCTACAAAGTACCCAACAAATAGACCTGTCAATAGACCAATCAATAAACTTAATAGGGGCAACCACCGATTATTCAGTGGCGTTTTACTAATCGCTTGCGTGATAGCCCAAGTTAAAACAGGCGTCATAAGCGATGTGGTTGTAATTAATTGATTCACTTTAAAGACCTCTCCCTTCTTTTTCAAGAAACATTATACGGCGTTCATGATCTTCTAAACGTGCGTCTGTATCATCTTTCATTTTTTCAAATTGTGTTGTTAAGCGATCAAGTGGTTCTTTGACATAAATGTTCAATATCCAGCCTAGCGCCCCAAGACTAGGCACAATAACCGCAAGCCAACCGATTGCATCATGTGGCCAAAAATTCAATATCGTATTCCTCCGTGTTTCATTTAAATTAAAGAGGCTACATCATTAAGATTGTGTCGGTGCCTTAGCTTCTTCAGTAGTCTTAGCTTCTTCGTCAGTCCAAGATTTCCCTGTGATCTTTTCATAATCTAATGGTGTCAAACCAAACGCTGGTAAATATATCACCATATCTTTAATGTCGCTTGCCTTCATTAGACCGTACTTGTACAGATTGTTATATAAATCAAACATGCTGTGCTTCCTCCTTTGCCGCTGTGAGTTGCTTTGCCTCTGTTAGTTGCTTTAATTGTGTTTGTAATTCTGTGACCGAACGTGTCGTCAACGCGAGCTGGGTTGACGCGCTAAGCACGGACTTAGATAGACTTAACAGTTGCTCCGTTACCATTGCTTTGAATTGCTCATCATTATCCGGTAGACGTGTCATCTTCTTTGCTAAGTAGTTCTCCCATTGTTCCGCAGTATAAGAACGCCACATTTGAATACTTTCATCAAAGGCGTAAGTGATTCCCTGACCAACTTCGCCTGGTAAAGGAACTTCCGTATTCCCAAAATTAGAGTCTTGCGTAGGGAAATCACTTTCGTTCACCCAAATCCAAGTTTTTATTGTAAATTTGAAATGTCATTATTCTCCCTAATTTTCTAAACTAAATACGCCACTCATCCCAATATAACCGCCTTCATTAATCGGCACTAGTTGGCCTCCAGATGAATATTTTGCATCTCCATGTGTTTCCCCGATGTAAATAACGCAAAGGTAGTCAAACCTGAACCGACTTGAATGCGGACTTGCGCATTAGCAAAATCAAAAGGCAAATTGTCAAACATTGTATAGGCTGTCGTAACATCCTTATTAGGCAATGTTTTAGCTGGTGTTAAATCGCCTTTAATATGCACCAAATTACCGTCAATGCGATACATAGGTGCGACATTGCCTACTGTGAACTGCTTATCTAAGTAAGGCACTAACGTACGCCAAGGAGTCCACTTTGCCGTTGTATACCAATTACCAAATACAGGCTGAGAAGTCATAGCTTGAACTGTTCGCGTTTTAGTCTCACCATCAACCAAATTCATATTGGTAATGGTTTGAAAAGCCGTGTCCCTAGTGATTTTCGGGTTTCAACCGCAAAGTAATTACTACCCATAGGATTATTCAATGTGCCGTTATTTGAATAATAATCAACGGTAGTTGTTGCTTCCGGTAAATTACGCAGCTTATTAATATCATTAACGTCCTGGTTAGGGTCATTTACTGTATAAATTTTATTTGTAATCCCTGTCATAAAACCACTAACTGGATATGTGAAGCTATTATTTTACCGGTGAACTGATTATCACCATTCAACAAAGCGACTGACTTATCTGCAATATTTTGAGTCCATGTTGCGAGTAATTGCTTTAATGCGTCGGCGTTATTCTTGGCAATTGAAACTTGTGCAATGAGATCACCAAATTTTTGATTTAGCTTGTCAATTTCATCAGCAGTGGCTGCTTCAAGTTTGAGCTTTAATTTATCAAACTCATCAACATACATCTCACTCTCGCCTGTGGTCATGTGGGCATGATTATTATAGACTTCAAAGCCTACTCGAACAGATGAAACTTTTGTATTACCTTGCTTTTCATAAATCTCAAATTCAGCATTTTGGTATGCTCCAACCGCTTGATATAAAGCACGTGGCAAAGTCATTTCCACTAAACCGGCAGTTGCATCAACGATTTTTGTCGCCAAACCCACACTCTTAAAAACGCCCTGGGCATCATGCCCAACTAAACGTACATCACGTCCGGTCATGTTCATTGGGACAAGCGGTGCTTTTGGATCATTACTAGCAGCTCTGGCTTTAATCGCTAAATAAACTGTTCGACCAGCATCTCCCAAATCGCCACTCATTTCGTCAAACCACATTGTATCGTCAGACGTGAGTGTGGTATTTAAAATGCCATAAACCCCCTGCTTAACTAGCGGAATGACTGCTTCTTCTTTAGTTGCCATTTATTCCTCCTTCTGTACACCATAATCGTTGTACATTGCTTGTATCTCGTTTAACTTTTGCTCCATTTTTTGGAAAGTTTGCTGTGCTATTAAGTCATCATCTAAAAATTTAAGCGAGCTTAATTTAATGGGTTGCATCGTCATAAGTCCTAATCCTGTTTGAAAATTCACCCACCCCTGTGACTGTGTGTTTAAAACTAATTCGTTAATTTTACCAATGACAAAATTAAAAGCCTGTTCCATTTCTAGAAAGGCTTTCAAATCATTTTCACTTGTAATTTAACTTCTGGGTACGCTTCACTATCATTTAGTTGTAAATGGACTACGCGTTTAACAACCTCATTCAACTTTTATTGTAGTTAACTATGTTCATACTGGTTCTTCCACCTTCTCAGTGCCTAATTCTCCCGTATTGCTAACTTTCAACCGATACTTTTGTCCATTCGGACTACTTAGACACAAACTATTTCCTTTTAAATCGAAAATACTTTCATCATCAATTGTTAGCAGCTGGTTGCTTGTAATGGAGAGCTGATGGGTAACACCTTGATCATCAATAAAATTAATGGCTGGCAAAGATATATCGCTAAAATCTTCTGGCATCAAATGTACGCCATCAGGTTGAACCATATTCCTTTGTACTCCATTAATACGCCCCCACACTCCATAATATGGATCTACTCCAAATTGTGAACCTGATGGTGTCACAGTCATACGACTCGGTATCTTATTCATTTCCCCTCCAGTCCCATGCCAATCCCTGATTGAGCGTGTTTTTAATTTGTTGATTAATTTGTTGACTATCATATGCAACAACTTTCTGCTGCTTACGTTGCACATTAAAGTAGTCCAGAATTGTTTTTCTCAAGCTGTTCAACGTTACCTTGGTCGTTTGACTGGGGTCGTATGGAAAACAGCTAAACCCCACAACTTCAACATCAGTTACATAACCAGACTCAATAATTTCAAACCGCTTTAACTCGTTCAAAGTTGGCTGTTCATGTCCCTTATAATCTACTGTGATATTAAGTGGGGATCCAGTATAAAATGACTTCTCGCATAATCATCTATCTCCTGCGCATTATGGAAGCGGTCATCAGAAAGTATTCCACCGGGCCATTCACCATATTTAGCAATAGAAGCTTCATCTTTCACCAAATGCGCCGGAAAATAAGGCTTATCTTTATCATTTCGTCCACCCTCTACATAATACGAATTAATCATTTGCGAGATATCTGTGCTTAGTGAAATATTGTCTGAATTATGGCCATAGCTCAATCGGTTACCGCGGTGCTTGACCTTTTGGGAATGCTGATACACAACGATTTTCTTATTATCGTGGTCTATTACTGCATCTGGCCAAGTGCTCACAATCTTAGCCAACCCTTCAAAGGCTGAATTGCCACCTAATCCTTCAATTTGTTTCTTAGGAAAATCACCAACCACTTGAGTAGTAAATCCTAATCGATTACCTGAAAAATAAAAATTCAAAACGTCTTGAACACTGTACGTCTTAACTCCTGAATTTTGTTCATATTTAATGATTCGATTACTGTCTGTATAAATGTGTAGTGCCGTCACACTAACAGTTGCATATCCATTCACATAACCTCGGTTAATTTGCTCAATAATATAATCCTGCCCGTCAAATTCAACTAAGTTATTTTCTTGAATCAAACGATAAGCCAAGCTATGGTCATCACTGGCCACAAACTAATTTGCCGTTGCGTGTTAACTTGCACATCATACTCAAAAGAATTAAAAATTAAGCAAGACATGGGCTCGATTTGGGTGCCGTTCCGTGCCTTAACTTTGGTATCATGTTATTCATCAACTCAAATACAAAAATGGAAAACTGAATGTGATTTCATGGATTGTCGCTGCACCCGAAACAACAATATCATTTTCACCTGTCTCTAGTTTGATAAACCCAAATCAGTGTTTACACTATCCTGTTTACCCTCTTTGTAAGTTACTAGCCCATCAAGGACCACTTTTGTTTTTCCCGACAAATTGCCCTTATACGACCAATGTGTGCCGTTCGTTTATTCGTTATCGTAATTGATTCATCAATAGCCATGCTGATTTTCAAATCATGGCGCTGATAATATGGGTCAATCTGAATATCACTTGCATTATAGATTGTAAACTCACGCTCATTGTGTGCATAACTGGGTGATATGTCCACTAGATTCATACCAAATGACTCATCAGATATCTGGTCGCTTCGTCGCACGGAGTACATAAAGCCACTTGGCACTTCAAAAGTCACTTGAATCTTAAAATCGTTATTCCCATCTGCCAATGAATCTAACGGAAAATTAACTGGTCGACCATAAAAACACTTATCTGGATCATCGCTTGTCCGTACACGTAACAATGGTCTTTGAGCAAATTGCCGATAAATTCATGTCGCATGAGTTGATGCTCATGATAATCAGTCGCCGGCATAAAAAAGTTAGCAACGAAAGTGGCTTTACCGAATGCGACTGATGTCAGTTGACTCCCATCAGTTCCTACGTTCTCCTGATAGGTATTCGTGAAATTAGGTGTAAACAAACCATCTAAATAAATTAATGAAGGTAATCGCTGTGTCAGGTCAATTTCTTCCTGACCAACTTGTTTAATGTAAAAATGACTCACAAATAAACTCCTCTCTATGTGAAATTAAGATTTTGACGTTCAAACAACTGCTTATCTGAACTTTGCTTTTGCCATAGTTCATTACGATCAACATAGGTCCTTGAAACAGATTCCTTACCCGTGTTCTCAGCAATTGAACTTAAATAATTTAGCATCTTATCAAACTTGTTATTCAAAGCATTAACTGCTGCATCACTTGAAACGTTTGACATCCCCATTTGGTCTCTAGCTGCAAACATTGTCACTGCTTGACCAAGTAGTTCATAACCACGACTCCCTTTGACCTTTGCCATTGGAATCGTTATTTCAGGTTGATTGTTCTCACTAATCTCAACCATTTGGTGCTTGGTTGTAAGACCACCATTTTCTAAACGGCGATGTCCCGTGGGACCCCAACCACCAGGCATTCGAATATCACTCGCCCAATTAGAGTCATTGAACATGGCCATAAGTTGATCATATCCACTTAAGATATTCGTATGCCCTGACACAGCCCAAGATCTAAAAGTAGGCGGAATATACTGCAATAGTCCTTGTGCAGGATTCCCATTAGCTGTATTAATGTCGTAGATTTGTTGCTTAATGTTTTGTCGACCACCCGACTCTTTATTAATACGCGCCATAATGGCTTGCATATCTCCTGAGCCTAGTGTTACATGGGCTTCTTTAGCAGCTTTCTCAATTTGAGAGCGCCAGTTCCCACCAGCACCAATGTCTTTAGCATTAATTCTTGTTGTGCCTTGTCAAATATTCCTTTAATCCGTTTCAATAACGCATTTGTAACAGTAGATACACCACCACGCGCAAATCCCAATAAGCCAGAACCAGCTTGACTAAACTGATTAATAAACCCTTTGACGCCAACCTTATCTTCAACCATATCTAATGCCTTTTTGGGTCCTTTATTAAGGATTGACTCAGCGTCTTTAAACATGTTTTTAGCCCAGCTAAAGGCATCACCAATAAATCCACCCACACCATCTTTGTGGGCCGGTAGGCCTTGAGTCATCGCCATAAATTGCTTAGATAAGTCATGCGGCAAAATTGAAGTGCCCGCATCAAGCGGACGAACTTCGGGTCCATTAACGCCTAAAGCAAACAACCCTTTTGTGGATGGTGAGCTAGTTCGAATCCTTCTTCACCAACCAACGCAATTTCATCAATTGGCAACCCTTGATGACCAAGTGCATGAGCTCCATACGCCTTATTGCGTATCTTAGATGAAACATAATTACCTGGTGTCCATTTAGGAATATGCAACGGATGGTCTTTATCGATCACCTTTAGTAGTCCATTAATACCACCAGTAATCCCGTTGACGACATCAGCTAATCCACTCGACATTTGACTCCAACCATCTAGAACATTTCCTGTTTCATCATCAACAGCGTTTTATGCTCATGGGCTTGTTTAGTGGCTTGATCAACAACCTTATTATGCTGTTCAGTAGCGTGTCCGATAGACTCGTTCTTCTGTTTTTGGCAGCATCTACAGAATTGTGATAAGTGTCGTTAGCCTTTCCAACAATATCATCACGTTGCTTTTAGAAATACTACCATTCTCATAATATTCTTTATCAGCTGCACGAATCGTTTCATCACGCTTCTTTTTGCACTATCAGTAGATTTTCGGTAAGTTTCATTAGCATCTTTAATGAGCACATTCTTTTGTTTGTTAGACTTCGCAATAGAATCCCTCATTTCCGATTGTGAAATTTACTTTTTTCTTCTGCAAGTCGTGAAGAATATCTAACTGTTTCGTATTGGCTGAACGAACAATCTTATTAATGTTTTCTGGAACTTATCATTATCTTTTACTAAACGATCTTGATAGTTTTTATTAGCTTTTTGCTCCAACTTCCGCTGTTCATCCTTATATCGCTTAGAACTCTTACCGTACTTCTTTTCGATATCCTGAAGCTTTTTATCCTGGCCACTATGAATCTTTTGCAATTGAGCATAATAATTCGTGGTGTCCTTTTTCATACCATTAAGTAAGTCTTTTTTTGCTTTTTGCTCTTTGGTATCGTTCTTTTTACTTCGCTCGTAATATTTATCAGCTTCCTTTTGGCTCATTGCACCATTTTTCACCAAAACTTGTAAATCTTTTCGCGATTGCGCCTCTTTGTTTTGGTAGAACTTATTGATAGCTGACTCCATACGCTTGTATGAATTTAATACACTATTTCTTGGGTCTTTAAGTCTTTTGTACTAATAGTTGGGTTAAGTTGAGTATTCTTACTTAGGTTCCCAATGAAACTATTGTATTGCTTCTCAAGTCTTTTCATGTTGCTATTTTGGGAATGGAGACTAATCTTTGGCGTTATAGGCTTTTTATTTAAGCTCTTCTGAACTTCATTACCCCACAGCTCTCCAGCTTTTTGGCCAATCGTTCCACCAAGCATAGCGCCCCTGGACCACCAAAAAGGCACCAATACCAGTTCCGATACCTGCACCGATTGTGCCGCCCACTTTTCATGGATTGGCTTTTTACTTGTTGCTTCCATCAGACCTGATATAACACCACCACCTACGCCAGTTGCGGTAGCTCTCAACAATACTTTCCCTAAAGCCGGCGCAGCTTTAGCTGCAACACTTGTAACTGCCTCAGCTTCACTTGCACCAGCCGTTGCTGCCCCAATAGAACTTGCGCCTTTGGTTGCAGTCGTTGCGACTTGGGTCCCTTTAGCGACTTTTCCAATCTTACCAATTGAGCCACCACCAATGAAATCCATAGCCGTACTAACAGCCTTTAATTCAAGTAGAGCCGTCTTCGCGTCCTTGACCAAGATAATAAATTGTCCAACTTTTTAAGGCCCCACATTGCACCAAGTACTGCACCGAATGCTTCCACTTCATGCGTATGTGATCCTAAAATCCGACAAAATCAGCTGTTGATTTTGCCAAGAAACCAACACCATGTGCCAATGTTCTTAGCCCCTTTTGTCCCTCTTTAGAATCAAAAGTCTTAACCAGTTGAACAGAAGCCTCACGTAAGACTGGCAACATTTCCTTACCAATCATGATCAAGGCTGCATTACCAGCTTCTTTGAACTGAGCTAACTCGTTTTTAACTGAACCCATGTTCTTTTTAGCTAGGTCTGCTACATATCCCTGCCCTTTAGCGGACTCTTCAACTTTCTTGTTCAACTCGCCCAGGTCTTTGGCATTCGAAGATAGTATGGCTCCAGCCTGTTCTCCAGTAGCACCAAATAATGCATGGAAGAGTTGACCTTTTTGGAACTTAGATAGTTTTTCAGTATGTTGATTTAACATACCGAAAATTTCTGTCATAGACTTCATCTTTCCACTTTTATCTACAAAATCTTTCGTGGAAAGCCCAATACCGTTCAACGCTTCGGTTGCATTCTTGGTTGGAGATTGCAATGATGAAATTGCCTTACGCAATCCTGTACCAGCTTTATCGGCTTCCAAACCGTTGTTTGACAAAACACCGATAGCCGAGGCAGTTTCAGACAAGCTTAAACCAGATTGATGAGCCGTTGCACCGGTATATTCCATAGCAATACCCATGCTCTTAAAATCCGTGGCAGTCGCATCAGCAGCAAATGCCATTTGATTAACCACAACCTTGGTATTCTTAGCCATTCCTGTAACTGAATCCGTCTTCTTTCCAAATGATTCTAACGCTGCAGTTGAATTGTGCACAACGTCTGTAAAGTCATCTCCAGACGCCCTGGCACCTTGTAGCATAGTCTTCATTGACCCAAGTGCTTGCTCAGAAGAATATCCACGTTTAACTAGTTCTTGATACCCGTCTGCAATTTTACTCTGCGCCACTCCGTATTCAACGGACATGCGCTTGCCTTCCGACTGCATCTTATTCACATTTTTCTGTGCTTCAGCAGCCTTTTTCCACCCGTTACAAGTAGATTAAAGGTCGTTTTGTATTGGTTCTCGAGTTCAGAGGCCATTTGAGCACCCTTAATAGACGCAGCGCCAACGACACCAATTCCAAGTGCTGCATTCATGGCACCATTACGAACGCTTTGGAAGCCACGATGCATTGAATCAAATGTCTTGTTTGATGTTTGGTAGAGTGCGTTCATTCCTTGTCCCATTTTGAGAACCCGAATGGATTTAAATGGTCCACTTCACGTTGAACCGTCTTGATCTCTTTACCATAACCAGCCAGTTTAGCCTCTGACTTAGCCACTTCTGCCCGTTGCTTAGCCAAAGATTCGTTACTTCTATCTTGCGCTGATTCAAGTCGCTTAAGTTGTTCACGTTGTTCGCTAAGCTCTTTGTTCTGAGTAGCATAAGCGTTTTTAGTTCTTGCCAACTTTGTTTGTAACGAAGCGTTATGACGTCCCTGCAACTCTAAACGATCGGCATTCGCTTTATACAACTCATTATTGTGGGTTAATGCAGTGTTCAACTCTTTTAGCTTTTGTTCACCACCAGCTAGTCCCGATTGATAATACTTCAATTCAGCTCTAGTTTCAGCAAGGCTTTTCTTTGTCTCTTCTACTCGCATAGCTTGCTTATGGTATTCTTCTGATGTCTTACCGCTTTGACTCGCCACTCTATTCAATTCTCTCTCTTGAATTTTCAAGATACCCGAGAGACTTTCCTGAGAGTTTTTCAAACCATCTACATGAGTTTTAGCAGCAGCCTCTTCACGTCCTTGTGCTTGCAGTCGTTGTTCACGGATATGCATTATATCTGTGTTCCGTTGTAACTTTTGAGTCAAACTTGCTAATCCCGACTGATAATATCTATCCGTTTCGCTTGCTCGCTTCAATTGTCCATCATATGACCCCAATTGGCGTTCTGCTTTTTCTAACTCCTTTTGCAAATAGTTATATAAAGAAGTTCCAGCCTTGGTTTCCCGATTAACGCCTTGCAACCCTTGTTGCAAAATCTCAATTTTTGTTTTTGGTTAGCAATCGTATTCCCCAACCCATTCATTCGAGCTGAAGCTGCTCCCGCTTGATCTCCTGCGGCAGATAATTGGCTAGACATTGATTTCCATTCACGCGTAGTGGCTGTTGATTCACGTTGCAAGTCTCGTAATGCCCCTTGGGCGTGCGATGTATCAAGCGTCACACGAGATACCATCTCACTCGTTAAAATATTCATCACTATCCTCCTTTCTTTTTGAGTTGGTCATTAGCTTGATCAAGATTAATTTGATGGTGTGCCACGTACTCATGTCCACTCATTGGACGATCATTCCGTGATTCAGCAGCCAAAACTTCCATCATACGCTCATACGGTTGTTCTTCGTATTCAGTAGGTGGTATGTGCAGCGTATATAAAGCCTGTTGCTCTGCATAATCCAAGTCTTTTAAGAGGTTATCCCAAAATTGATAGTTATGAACTAGTTGTTTAAACCCGACTTATCGTCCTCTTCTTGTTCCCGGTCTGCTTCTGACTTTTTTGTACCAGTATCATCCTCTTCTTCAATACCCAAAATCAAACCAGCGACGCGACGAGCAAGGTCAATCGTGTCTGTACCGTTTGCTTCATCGATGGTGTCACGTTGCTTTTCTGATAAGAAAGCATCAATCACATCATGTAAATAATTAACGGCTGCGTCCAGTGCGTCAATATCCCGATCAACTGACCGTAAAACATATTCACCATCTGCTGCTGGGTTTTGTTTTGTATCCAAGATACGTTGTAACTCTTCAATTTTTTCAAACTTCTTGTCGTCGTCGAGTGTACTTAGGCGAATATCTTCAATCATATTGGTCAATTGTTCAACGTCAGTCCAATATTTTTGAATTTGTTGTTGTAACTTGACATCTTCTAAGCTTTGTTTCGTCAAATCACGATTGTATTGAACAGTCCGGCGGTACATCTTTTGTGTGGCCACAAAACTTAATTGCTTGCCTTCTTTGAATCCAAAATATTCGTTTGATTCCTTTAGTGTTAATGTCTTCGCCATAAATTAGTTACTCCTTATTGGTATGTACTAGCCGCCCTTGCGTATTGTGCATTTAATGGCGACCCTGTTCCGTCGTATTTAAGATATTTAACCTTGTGGTGCTGGTGAAATATCTTCACCGGTTGTTGTAAATTTGCTGACATCTGCACCAGGGAAGAAGTCCTCAAACATATGTTCTTTTGAATAAGCTGGCATATCTACGTAATACCATGCCCCAAATCCATCATCACCTCGTTCAGCTGCCTTAAACGTCACATCATTTGTTTGACGTTGTTCAGAGGCGTTGTTTGTTTGCATATTTTGTGATGGGTCTTGTCCAATTGCCTTATAGAATCCAACATATAATGGCTCTTCAATATCAAATGTTTCAGCAGATTCAACCAACAAAGCAACATAAGTATTACTTTGTCCAGCGGCCTCGAATCCACCGTTTCCCTTGTCCTTGCGTCCTAACATACGATTCAGTACCATATGTGGGAACGCATTGGCTGTTAGCACACCTTGTGGTGCTGCCTTACCTTGTGAGATATAAACGACTCGGTTAGATCCATAAATATCAGTTTGACTTCCGGCCATGTTGGTTAAGTTAAACCCAACCAAACCCCAAGCACTCTTTACATCGGCTTGAAAAATACCGCTTTGTCATCGGTACGGCCATTAATGCCATCAATTCCGGTAATAATTTTGTTGGTCTTACTATCAATAAGCGCAATCCATGCGCGGTTAATTCCTAATGACATTTAAAATGCCTCCTTTGTTTTACTTACTAATATTGTGGCTGTTAACTGATGTGTATCTGGGTCAGGTATCGCAGGCTTTGTATCAAGAATGCGCCACCCCTCCTGATTAAACACTTTCAATAATTCAATCAACTTTTCTTCTAAATCAAAAGAAGCATGCAATCCCAAAAAATTTGGACTTGGATGCTCCCCTGATAAGTATGAAATTGATTACTACCGTAATCCGTCGGACTACTCGTGCTATTTCGTATTAAAATCGAAGTTTCATTTGAATCAAGCTGCTTGACATCAACCACATTCAAATAAACCGTTTTTGCCCAATTTGCATTGGCTCGAACTAAGTTTTTAGCTTCTTTCAATAAACTCATCGTGCTTTACGCTCCTGAATTTTCGCCAGTTTTTCTGCCATTGCCGCTTGCGCGGGCCCAACTGCTATCTCGCGTGCATGATCATAAAATGAATCACCCGGGCGTTTAATCGTTCCGTCGTTTAAAAAGCGTGCGATACGCGCATGATTGACGTCATCATGGTCAAATCCATAACTCGTTGAACCATCTGAACGTGTCTTTCTTCACGCCCTACAACCACCGAATCAGCCAAGTGCGCCATCTTTGATGTATCGCGTCCAGACTCAAAGTGTTTTTTGCGCGTTTCTTCAACAATAACCACTTTCGCAGCTTCTGCGCCAGCTCGTGTAACTTTACGTTGGTCTTCCACTGTCAGGTTAACGCTCCGTGCAATTTGCTGTGCCCATTGTTCCAGTTGGCGTTCTAAATCATCATTCCCCAATCTTGGCACCTCTTTTCGCAACATCTTGCAGCGTCAAAATATCATAGGTGTTTAATCCATTCCCATTTCGTTCATCTGAACTAATTTTAGAACCTGAAATAAATTCTCTTTAATTTGTCCATACATCCCCTCTACTACCTTAGAATTATGACGAATAGCAATGAGTTTCGTATGCCTAACATTCAGACCCTCTAATGTATATTGTTGATTCAAGGTTTGCTGACGATAGCCAAACCAAACTTTGAAATCTGGTTTAAATTCATTTGTCGCCTGGCCATTCTCATCTTCATCACCCTGATCTAGATAACCAAAACTAATACGCTCTGTAAATTGATAAGGATTAATTTTCATCTCAACCCTCCATCCGTTCTAGGTACGTCGCATATCGTCCTCTTAATTGACCAACGATTGAATTTACCGACATGTTCACGGGTGACATTGGAATATTAGACAAGGATGTTCGAGCTGTATAGTATCCTGTTGCCTGAGCAATGAGCGCGGTTCTAAATAACGCCTTAACCGATTCTAATTGCCAAAACTTAGATGTTTCGTCGCCGACAGCGCCTTGAATATATGCAGTAGCCGTATCGAGATACAACTGCAACAAGTCATCATCTTCATCCATATCCAGACGTAAGGATAGTTTCAGTTGCTTCAAAGGCTCCTTTTGACCATCTTTTGAACTCTCTTCAGTCATGCATTCTCCTAACCGCCGCCCTTACGAACTGTTTATTTATTGGCGACAAATTCTGTTACGTTAAGCCGTCGGTTCCGTAGCGGTTCCAGTCGGTGTCTGGTCCGCGATGGTCTTGAACGATGCTGCAACCAAGGCTTCTGAATCGGTTGCTTCAACGTCGAAGCGGTCAATCACACGAACCTTAGTTAAATCACGTTCAAATGCCCCACCACCAATGTTGGTTGAAAGCAGTGACATGTGCTCACGGTCAAATAACGTAATCGCTTGCTTTGGATCACCAAAGTACAAAGGCATGGTGTCCTTAGCTGGATTTGGTAACCATCGGTCTGCCACGACAACAACTTGCTTCCCACCAATTTGCTTAATTTCAGGATTAGACACAACTGGTTGAATGAGATAATCACCTCGAGCATCCTTAACCTTTGCCAACGCTGCAAAACCAGATTGGTTAGTAATGAACATTGACGTTGAAAGTAGGGCTGGATCCAATGACTTATTTTGTAAATCTTTAATGTCATCAAACTTAGTCAACGTTGGTTTAGTTGGTACTGCATTAAATTTCTCAATAATCGCTTGATTACGTGTAACAACAACTTTGCGTGCAATCCAAGTATTCAACCACGCCAAATATTTTCGGCGGTGTCTTTTAACAATGAGTTTGTCACTGTGTTAATACCGGCGTAACGCTTAATCGTATACTTGATAATCGTAAGCTTTGGATCATCATTATCACCAATTTGCGCACTTTCATCATCCAAGTTAGCCAATGGTGTAATATCGGAAAACTTTTCATACACACGGCTTCCTGATGTTGTAGCCACCGATTCGTGAGTAACATATTGTTCCAAAGAATCATATTGGCGGACTAGTTGACGAATTGCCGTCTTAACGTCAGTTGGAATAGTCAACCCAGCCGCATTCCCATCTGCGTCAGTTTTTGAATTAAGTTCATTAACAATTGTCGGGTTGTTTTGCATCATTCCTGTAAAATCGCTAATAAACTTATCTTCAATCTTCTTTTCATCCGCGTTCAACGGATCAATATCTTCACCTGTAAGTTGGTTAACTTCGTTGGCACGCGCATCAACCAAGTTATCATGAGCTAAATTACGTTTTCTTTTGCCACCGCAAGTTCATTCTTTACCTTAGTAATGTCTTCTGTCGTCACATCATCTTGGTCAATCATCGCAATTGACTTTGCTTGTAAGTCAGCTACCTTTTGACCAGCTTGAACCCACGCATCGTTTAATTCGTTTAGTGTTTGTGTCATTAATTCAATTCCTCCAATAAAATAGCCGCCTTAGCACTACGTTGTGCTTGGCGACTTTCTGTAGTATTTGTATCGGGCACTTCCTGTGCCTTTTCGTTTTGACCTGCTCTTTGACTGAAATTAATGTTCCAATCTTGTTAATGACGTCATCCGGAAACATCCCTGTTTCAAGACTATTCGTCACTTTATTCTGCGTACCAGTACCAGTAAACATAATCTGATCCGCAAACCCATACTCAACAGCTTCTTGGGCCGTTAAAAAGGTTTCATCCGCCATCATTTTAACAATCTTGTCGACAGGTAACCCAGTTCTATCAACATATGCTTGCACTATTGATTGGTCTGTTTTATCCAAAATATTTGATAAATGCGTTAAATCATCTTTATTTCCACTCACATCGCGTAAACTGGCTTGGTGAATCATCATTTGTGCTGTCGGTGAAATATTGACCGTATCTCCGGCCATGGCAATAATCGATGCTGCACTTGCCGCCATACCCGTAATATTAATAGACACAGTTGTATTCATTTGACGTAAAGCAGTATAAATTTCACTAGCTGCAGTTACTTCACCACCACCAGAAGACAGGTTGATTACAAGTTGTTCTGATGCATCACCGATGGACTCCATCACATTTTTAGGGCTAATACAATCTATTCCTAAATAGTCATAAATCCAACTTGAGTCATTCCCGACAATTGGTCCGGTTAAATTAAGTGTCGTTGTCAATATTAGTTCCTCCTTCCTTAATAAATCGTGGGTTTGTTTCTGGAATATTAGGGAAATCCTGACTTAAATAGCCACGTTCTTTTAAGAGGTATTTGGCTTCTCCAGATGTCAAAGCGCCTTCCTTCATCAGCGCCGCTACTTCACGTGCCGTATTTGAACCTAAAATATCATAAACTGGTCGTAAATCTAGTTTCACAGTGCCGTGTAACTTATTGCTTAATTCAGCTTCAATCGTCACTGCGAACCGACGTAGACTTTTGATGTACTGTTCCATTTGCATTTGAATGGAAGATTGTTGATCCCCCTTACCATTCAGTTGGCTATCATCAACTCCATAGACTTTCGCAATATTATTACGGGTCCAGTCAGTTGAGGCTAATAACTTAGAAATGTCGTTCTTCACTTCAAATGGTGTGAACTCCTCCAGTTCATCTAACACAATTGGTCCACCATTTGACGCATTCAAACGTGTCATAAAGGAACGGGATAAAGCCGTCTTCTCAACTGCACCTTGTAAGCCCCCCTTCTCAACGCCAACTTTAAGCACCCCGGGTGTAAAAACAGATTTTGCAAGTGATGCCAACGACAAACGATTAGCCTCACGCTTAATTTTAAACTCATCGCTTAAGGAAGAAAGCGGACTAATCCCCGTTTTACCGCCATTTGAACTCATCAAACGGAAATGCAACATATCTGCACTCGGAATGGCTTGCACGAAACCAGTACTTGGTTCATCAAATGTTGCATTATAGATGAGCCCAGAGCCGTCTGCTAAGCGCATTGTTTGTACTTGGCTTGGTCGTAAATATTCCAGTGATCTTACTTGTGCGTTCTTATTTCGCCAAATGTAGGCGAAAGCCTCACCTCCTAACAATAGTTGTGCAAAGATTGACTGCCAAAAAGCCAACTGATTAGTCATAGGTGTCGGATTCTTCAAAATCGCATCTGCTTTCTGACTTGTTGAAGTCATATCAGCAGAAACTAAATCAAAACTCAATCTTGAAATAATAGCATACACATCCGAATCATGTAGGGCATCATCTGCACTAACATAATCACCATTCAAACCCAGTTGATTTAAAATATCTCCGTTATCAATTGACAGCCCACCGGTTGAAACATTCAACACTTGCTTTTCACCACCATTGTTAAAGAACTTCGGTGGTCCAAAGATGGGCATTAGGCATCACCTCCTTTATTCATTGAAATCTGTTCGACTAATAGGCCAGCAATGATAAAAGTAATGGTTAGCGTCCCATAACCCCAAATTTGACCTAAATAAAAGCCACCACAATTAAACGTAATTGCAGCAGCTAAGAACAAGAACACATCTAAGAGTGCCCAAATATTCGCAAATAATTTTTTAAAAGCATTACCATTCTCCAATTCTTCTAGTTCTTTTTGTAACCTAGCCAACTCTTCCTCAGTCATAATGCCGCCATCCGCTGAAAAAATCCAGTCCGCTTTGGCATCATTAGACATATTCTCAACGCGTTTCTTAGGATCATTAATATCAGCGTAATCTTCGAAATGGTACATACCTTGATACAAGGCATCTATAATGGCATCGACTACGTCAATTTTAATGTTGCCTTATCTTTATCAACCTGAATACCAATCTTATCTTCTTTAATAACAGCATTTAACAGCGCCTTTTCCATGACTTGATCATCTAATCGTGTAATTGAATTTTCAACAAAAGCCGTTTGTAGAAACTTAGTTGGATGCATAAGATAAGGTGTTGTTTGTTTTACAGGCATGAATTGCCAATCGACATTGATTTCTAGTTGTTTGGCCCACTTGGTCAATCCAAATGGGTCATATTCGAACAGTTGTACGTCTAACATATGTTCATCGACATAGTTCATCAACCACCGATAAATTTGATCGTCATTCACCAAGCCTTGTGGATGTGATGTAATTGTACAAAATCCCTTATCTGCTAATTGACGATACATAATACCATCTTGCTTTTCCTTAGCTTCAATTGACCCCGCTTTTCCCAAGGAATAAAGGAATGTTGCTCAATATGCCATTTCGGCTGCCCCTCTTCCATATAGGGGTAAACAAACGCAATCGCCGTATTATCACTCATCATGGAATAGTCAAAGCCAATGTAGACTTTACGGCGGTCAATCTCAAACTCAGGGACAATAGCGCGGTCAACGTCTGATAGACGCAGGTAGGCTCTGTTTGAATCTTGAAGATAGATGTTCATCGATTTATTTTGAAACTCTGCCAGTTTACCTTGCGTAATCATATTCTCGCGCAACTTCATCAATGAATCGATAGTTGAATCGTGTCGACTGGGCATCCCAATTAGCGGTGTAGACTTTTCCCAAGTTTCGGGTTGATAAACTTCATTTTCATCGTCTTGAGCCCAGACTAACCACAATTCATAGTCATATTCACGGTTCCAATCTTGTTCCATAACTTCTTGGCCACGCTTCAAACCATTGTGAAATTCCGTTCCTAAAAACTCATATGCAGTTGATATCTTAATAAATTGATGATACCGGACATCTTGTTGTCCCGTTGTGATACGCGACGTATACTTACCGGCTTTTTCGTCTCCTGCTTCATCATAGACAGCCGTCGTAAAGTGATACCCATCGTATTTACCAGATTCATTGGAAACCTTAACAAGTCTGTTACGTACCTTTTTGGCGATGATTTGCTTTTCTTGAACAATAACCCCCGTTCGCTTTGCATATTCACGATATAGTGGTTGCTTTTCAATCAGTAGACCAATCATGTCACTCACATAACCATATAATTTAGCTGTTTGATCAGACGTGTTAGCAGCGGCTAGAAAATCTTGGTTATGCATACCAATACTCTCTAATAAGAATGAATAAGCTAAAATTATAGCCGCAAAATATGTTTTACCTTGTTTACGTGCCACACTGACACTGGCTAATGTAAAACGTTTATCGTCGCGTCCTGACGTCCGCCAACCAATCAATTGGCATAAAATAAATTTTTGCCATGGCATCAATGGTAATGGTTTACCTGCATCTGGATCAGGACACAAAGCTGCAAAGGTTAAAATACTCGTTACTTTCTCACTACTATAAACGTATGAAAATTCTGGATCGCATTCTTCAACGCGCATCAAATCCCGAACGTGGCGTAAACAAGCTAGTTGTAGCTGATACCCGGCAGTTTGTTTACCTTCTAAGACCCGAAAAGCGTATTGCGTTGCTTCGTCAGTATATTTTTGTTTAATGGCTGATGAATCAAAAGTAAAAAATGACCCTGAGACATCTTTCGACTTCGTTAAATCTATTTTTTTCAAAAGTTATCCTCCCGCCATTTTTCTCAATTCTTCCATAAAGTCTGTATCATCATCTGACGTATCATCCATTAGCGCCATAATTTCCGAACGTGTTTTAGGTGTCATCCCCAACGCCTCACAACCAGCTTTAATATTTTTGCTGGCGCGATCAATATCGGCAATGGCTGGATTTGACTTCAACATGCCACTTTCTGACCAATAATGAATACCAACGCCATCTTCGTCATTGATTTCCGCATAACTTCGTCGTAGAATATCGTAATTAATACAGATACTCTCAATAAGCGTCTTATCCAGAAGCTGAATATCGAAATTCTCTTTCAATACTGGTACCAACCGTTGCCATAAATTACGAGCTTCGCCTTTTAAATAACGCGGTGGCATATTTGAAATTCCCTTAGTCATAAATCAACTCCTTTCTAAATTACTCTAGTGCACTTTTCTCTCATATTTCTACTACAAACGCCCGCGTTGGGCTTTTTTTGCTTGAAAAAAAGTTTTCAAAATCGGGAATTTTTACAAGAACACGAACTGTGTGCGCTCCTTTGCATCTGCAACCATAGGGGGGGCCTAATTTATTTCTCGATAAGTTTAGCAATCGCCGCCACTGATTTTATTTCGGGGACACTATGTTTTGTTTGTTGCGTCCCCGTTCCGTAATAGCTTTGTTCCCATGCCGTCTTTTTAGAATGACAACGTCCACAGATGATTGCTAGGTTCTCCACATCTGCCTTTCTATCTACGTCATATTCTATTGGCACAATATGATCGACTACCTTAGCTGGTGTCACTCGTCCTTGTGCTGCACAGTACTGACACAAGTAACTATCACGATTCAACACAACCTTACGCAACTCAACCCATTGCTTAGTTCGATAGAATGATGTCTGTTCTTGCTTGGTCTCATTCCTATTACGTGTCTGCTTATTGTATCGTTGTGCCATATACTTATCATGTCTATTCTTGTCTGCTTCTTCCAAGTCTCGATGGTCATCACAGTATGCTCTTCCGTTTGTTGCTAATTGATGACACCCAACCTTACGACACTGCTTAACTCTTGGCATTGTCTTCTGCCCATGAGATATCTACTGCCATATGATTAACATCTTGACGACCAAACATTCTAAGTTCTGTACATGTTGATGCTGCATAACCATATTGTTTTAGCTCTTCAACAATGGCACTGATGACATATTCATTACTGTTATATTTGATGAATGAGATTAGTGATTGCTCTTCTCTTTGCTTCTGTTCCTCATTCATTTCATTGTTAATAACAACTTGAGCCTTTTTCTTTCCACATTTGATTGCTGATTCAATCACATCATTAATCTTTGGCATTAAGTCCTTAACTGCCTGCTCCTTAATGTTAACAATGGTTGCATTCGTCATTGTGCGTGCCTCTACTACATTAATCATTATTATCATCCTCCTTTAGTATCTAACCACTTGTGTCTTTGCTTTAGGCTTACACGGCTTTGGTTTACTCTTATGTACTTCCTTGGTTTGGTCCTTATGTTGATTATCAATCTTGCCGATAATCTGATCTTCTAGTTTGCGCTTCATTGTCACATCTAGTTACCTCCTAATTTTGCGTACAAAAAAGAGCAACCAACTTAATGATTACTCTGGCTATTAATTATTTCTTGATAGGCATTTGACCGTTTGTTAAATTTTGTAACTAAGCTAGCAACTGTCTTTTTTTCAATTACTTTTATGTAATCCTCCATGAGTTGCGTGTCAGGCCGGCCAGTAGCTACATCGATAGGTATCGTAACTTTGTCGCCCGCAATTTTCTTCTTAGAAATCGAGTTCCCCCACGTATATTTCTGGTGCATACTTTTTTGCAATGCAGATACAAAGTATAAATTCATTTCTTTAGTTAAATTACCGTTCAGCTTCCAATATAGAGCTAAGTTATGACTGTCGTTTGAGAAAAATTATTATACTGATACGTAATAACTAACGTCTTACCACCTATCAATATACAATCCCCATTCTCCATCAAATTAGATTCGTACTCGATATATGCGGTAACGGCATTGTTTGCTTCTGTTGCTGTAACATAAGGAACTTTACCACTTCCAAACACAACATCCTCTTTCAATATGCTGTGCGTATTTATAACCTCAAACAATTCGTTTATAAAAAATCAGCAAACTCAGCGTTTTCATGCCGGTATAGTACTTCCCTGTCAGTCTCTGTCAGTCTCACAGATTCTACATCAGAATACCCCAAGGTTTGCAAATATGCCTCAATCTTTTGACGTAGTCGGCCTCAATCTTTTTGACGTAGTCGGACATGTATTGCCAGTCAGGAAATCCTTCCGTAGTTACTGGTAATGTGATTTTCATATTTTGTAAATCTTTAGACCAGGTTTATTCCCATAAGAAAATCAACTAGATGTTTACTAATAGCAGTTACAATATAATTTCCTGTATATCTATTTAATTTAGGACTCTTAATAGTTATGACTTGACTAGCACCAAATTCCTCAGGTTGAAAAGAAACAGCCGGTAAAGTGACCCCTAAAGCAATTCTATTTCCAGATACCGGTGGTTCATTATGTTCAATCAACCATGCCTTATTAACTCGCCTTGAAACATATTATTTTGGTTAGATTGAACAATATACGGGACCGATGTATTTAAATTTTCATCATTTGGGATATCACCTTGTGACTTTGCTTGTTTTATTGCCTCAAAATCTTCATCCCCAAACAATTCACCAACTCGAAACTCTTTAAATTCAGGCATAGTTATTCACCTGCCTTTAACAACTGGCTAACTTCCCAACTTAGATAATCACCGACTGTTTTCATAAAGTCTTCCTCTGTTGGTGTGTAATCTATCACTTGGTGCTGTTCAAAATTCCAATCATTTCCTGCATCAGTAATTTGGTCATCAAACACTTGCTTATTCAAATCCCACAAGTCAGAATATGCTCCCAATTTAGCATGAGTCCCCGCTTTGAACACTTTAACTAAAGTTTCATACATCGCAACAGGGTTGCCTGTTTCTGTCAATCCACGACCTGTTCGCTTATAACCATCATCTCTAAAATCAATAAAACGAACCGTTTTATCAAAGTCATGCGGTACACCCGCTTCAAATATATAAATAGAGGTTTGAACACCAGCAGAAGGTTGAAATAAATCTGTAGGCATTTTATACTAGCAATTAGACTATTATGCTTAAGAATCATCTTATTAGTTTCAACCGCTTTACCTGATCCAGCTGAATCCTGAATAATAATAGCTGCCTTTCCCCCCTTTTCTAGGTAACGAAGTCCATATTCAATAAAAGGCATACCATTTTCTTTAAAACTAAATGGCGGATTTAATAATAAACGATTTGGTGCAAATTCTTCATACAAATTAGGATCGTCTAAATTAAAAGAATCTCCCTTCTCAATGTGACTAGAACCGTCACCACGCAAAATCATATTAGTTGCGGCTAAGGTAAACATTTGCGCATTTAATTCAACACCAAGCAATTGTTTTCTTTAATATCCTTAATTTTTCAGTGGCTTTAGTCGTTCCTCGCCCATACGTCGAGTTTGCATCATCAATCATTTGTGCCATTGATGCTATTAAAATCCAGCACTTCCCGTCGCCAAATCCATAACACGAGAGTTCATATCAACATCTAAGATTTGTGTCATCAATTAGTAACATAAGGTGGCGTTAAAACAATTCCAATACCTTTTCCATCACCCAGAGCATATTTCAAAATTCTGAATACATCTCACCCATGATATCTAAATGTCCCGATGTCCCATCGATTGATTTAAATATGTTTCATAGATGAAAGTAATATTTGCTTATTGACCGATGCTTTTCTGGTAAGAGCTTAGCTACAGTTTTATCTAAATCAATAACGCGATCTCTATCAGTATCATTTGAATTGCATTATCAAATGAACTCATCATCAAGTTCAACTTTCGATCCGGTATCGCGCGGGCATCAAGATAATTAGCAATTTGACTTACAATTAATTCCCCATCTCTTCGAGTTTTCATTTGAGAACCTTGTAAATCCTCAGGCATAAGACCTCTACCCTGAAGTCCCCTCACGAGTTACAACATCCTGCATGGCCAACAAAGCGCCTGACACATACACAACTCTTTGTGCTGCGGGAATATTATGATTATTCATCAAACATTTAATGTTTTAGCTTGTTTTTGCAACTGTGCTTGCGTGGTAATTAAATTTTATGCTTTTCAGAGTCACTAAGCCTTGCATCATTTAAAAGTCGTCAAACGTACTTTTGTTCTCTAAAAATCGAGCGTAGTATACTTATCCATTAATTTGGATGTGTCGAAGATCCAAATACATAATAAACTTTTAATTCAACATTTTCAGCATTGTCTCCAGCAACTCCAACGAATATTGCTTCCTCATACTTTCCTGATGCAATCATATTTGAGCGTAAAATAGCCCGCCATTTACTGCATAAGAACTAACTGATTTTTCATCTAATTTAATGCCATCTTTGGTTTCATTAATAAGTTTTTTTACGTGTAATTTATCCTCAAAAATAACCGGGATGTCATACTGTTCAATTTGGAAATCCGGTTTTCCAAAATTAGTTTTTCTTTCTGTTTTAGCTGAACCCGCTAAAGCGTTTTTCATATATTCGGACATGCCCGATTCAACAGTATACGTTTTATTCTTCACAAGACCGATCGACTCTAATTGATGTTTTACCCAGTCATTAACATCATCTTCTAAAACCCATTTTGTATTAGACATGTTTATACTCCTGTTAATTTAGCTTTCTTTCAAAAGAAACAGCCCATCATTTCTGACAGACTGTTTTAAGTAGATGCTCTAGCTGAACTCTAACCAGCGGCCTTCGCATTAATAATGAAACGTTCCACCAACTGAACTATAGAACACCCACACCTTAACAAAGAATAGACTACACACCATTACATGTCAATGCTCCCAGTAGGATTCGAACCTACGACCCAAGGATCAAAAGTCCTCTGCTCAAGCAACAATAACGAATTACTTATCCATCTAGAATCGGGTGTACTAACTATACTGAATTATGCCCGCACAAAAAAACAGGCACAACAATCCATGTGCCCGTTCTATATACTTCTCTTCAAAAAGTTTGAGTAGCAAACTTAGTCTGCCTTCTTGTAATCTGGCGCTTCTGGGCGCCCCTTAACTTCTTTTTGAGGACTAAGAGATGTCTCATTCTTATTATTTGTTGCTTCAGACTTATTATTTGTTGCTTCAGACTTATTATTTGTTTCTTCAGACATATTATATTCTCCTTGTAAAATTAATGTTTAGTTATTATTTACCGCATTTTTAGCATTGTTGGCTGCATCTACCGTTGCATTCTTAACACTATCAGTTGCATTTGATGCCTTATCTTGAAGTGTTTCAGAATCATCTGCATGTTGCTCCGCCGTTTTAATATCTACCGCTTTAACATTAAACTCAGACAGATCAAGGCCTGTCATCTTTTTAATTCTCTTGAAACACTCTTCTTCATGTTTTCAAAAATTTCGGGAATTGGCTTTCCAAATTCTGTGATAGCTTCAATGTTGAGTTCAACATGATCATCATCAATTTGTGTATCGATTCCCTTCGTTAAATCTGTAGAGTTTGAGACTTTGTCACTTAAATTTGGAAAGAAGCCACCATTGACGTCCAATAAGCCTTCAACATTCTTAATAGCATCGCCAACAATCTTTTGAATTACCTTATCATCAAAAGTTAGTTGAGATTTAAATCAGTCATAGCAAATCCTCCATTTTAATTAGAAATATGTTACAAGCTAATTGTATTTCTAATGTTATATATTGTCAAATAATCGTCGAACTATGTGTCTAGATTTGCAGAACTAGAAAAGATTGGTTATTGACTTATTGCTATAATACTTTGCCTAATTATTCAACAATATCATAATAACACCTACCCCACGCACCTTGTGCGCACATAATCGGCATAACATGCGAAAATATTTTAAGTCTGTTTTCTTAATGCCAGTCACGGTTTCCATACCTTCGGGCATTGGATCAACACTTTAAACAAAAAACCGCTATTTATCAACTTTTTGCTGACTTATAGCGGTTCTTTTATTTAAAACTCGATAATCATAGACGTCCGAAAATGCTTCAGCAAACTGTAATAACGAATCATTAATCAATTGTTGCCCACGTCTTGTTGAATAATCTAAGCGATCTGTGACTTGCAACCAACTCAGGCCTTTAAAATATCGATATTCCAACACAGCTCTGTATATTTCAGGCATATGCTCACAAGCTCTAGTAACGTCATCTAGCGTTTTTCTTGCGTATGAGTAGTTGGTTAGTTTGTCGGCAGTAGAATTGCTCACAGAGCTTCCTGTTGGCATTCCTGATATAATGGGCGACTTAATACTGACATAAGAGATATGCGCCATGTTCTGCAACCGTTTAAAATCATGTTCAAAGAAATCCCGTACATTTGCAATCGTCTTTTCTTCATCAATCTCTGGTAATAATGCCACTCCCTAAGCCCTCCATGGTATAATTGAATTACCAAATTCATTTGAAAGGCGCCCATTTAAGGTTGGGCGTTTTTTAGTGATATAATATATTTGCATGAGGTTCTCCTTAATATCTAAAACTTTGGTATAAGCATTAGCGAGATTCATGTTCATCTTCTTTAAAACTTTAGTTGTCAATAAACCTCATGCAGCGTCACTGGAAACAGTGGCGTTTTTATTTGTCTTTTTCTAACCAGTCCACAATCTTATCGTGTGTATCAATCGAGAACTCGTTATTAGTCTTGAGCGCCTTCGCTAGCGTTGTTGCTGATATGTGAATCTTTCTTGCTATCATGGCTTTTGACAACGTTCTGTTATGGTCGTCTCCATGACGTTGAAGATAAGCAACGCGCTTTCTAAGCTCTTTTCGCTCATCGGGTTCAAGTTTAATTAGGATCATCTCCAACTACCTCTTACGTATCTTAATTCAAATTTTATTTCTTCTAAATTATCTGACACCAATTAATCTGGCTAATATCTACTCTTTTGTTACCAATGACGGCAACATTCTCGTCGTTACCTTTAACCTTGCCCTTTTGATAGGTGGATAATGCCCTAGTACGTCAACACCTTTGAGTTGGTACTCAATCGTTTCAAGCTTGCGATAAGCATCAAATAGCACTTCCGAAATTTCTTCCAGTGTCATGCTAGGCATTTGCTCTTGTTGCTCAACCTGTTCACGTTCATTTGCATACTTTTCTACATCTTCAACATGATCTGACAAGAAGAATCCCTGCCACTTGACCATGCCCCTATCTTTGTATTCCTTTTCAAAGAAATCTTTCGCTCTTTGGAATGCTCTTGTATTTGCTTTACTATCCATCACAGTCACCTTTTGTAAGTTTAAGTTGTTATTCATCGTTAAATAATTAGTTTAAACTTAATTATATCGTGAGTTGATATTCTTTCAATACCTATTCATGGGTTTACGGTTATTCTTCCACCTCCACCACTTCCATAAGTGGATTAGTCCACTTTTCAGCTTCTTCGCGTGTATCGAATTTTCGGCTTTATAAAATTATCAACATATTCGTTTACGGTATATGTGACCCGTAAGCTTCTTGAAAATCAGATAACGAAAATCACCTCCGGTATCTGCTTCTTTACTTCGCACAACATACTTCTTAGTTTTTTCTGCTTCAAAATGTGGTTCGCCATTGATGTGCTTGATAATTTTAAATAAGTCTCATCGCTAAATCGTTGTATTTTAAATATGATTTTAAATACCAATAATCAAATCAATACACTTACATTTTTTGTCATCATACATACTGTCTAAAATTTCGTTTAAACTGTGAGCGTTTTTTAACTCTTCCATCATTCTTTACTTACTTGTTCCATTATTGCTCTTCTCCGTGTAAAACTCATGAATATCATTGCCTACTTCATCAGGGATGATACGGTTGGTGTCACTTGATGCTGGGAGTAATATGCTTTTATTTGCTTTATTTTTCTGGATCATCTGAATAAACATCGCTCTTGTTACTTTTCCTGTGTTAACGTCTGTATTCTTTATTCCGTGATATCCCGAATAGCGAAACCAATTCATCATAATATCGCCAGTCTCTTTGGTATAATCACGTCTACCATTAAGGACATTGTTCCACCATTTTTGTGTTTCCTAAATAAATAGTATTCGTAATTGCACTTAACATAAGTTCCATTATTTTTCCTCCAATAAATCTGCGTTCTCGTGAATGTTGCCAATTACTTCTATCGTATGTTTGCCCCCGTTTGACCAGTATTCCTGACGTGCCATACGATTAGATGCAAAGTAAATAGAATATCCGTATTCTGGTGAGTATTTAATCTCACCCATCTTGTCATCTGGTGATAATATTACAACGTGTAGTTTGACAATATCGCCCTCATAAATTTCAACGCCGTTTTGTCTTTGAGGCCTGTGTATTGTTCAAGTGAAACTGCACCATTATAGTTATCTTCTATCAATCATAGTAGTTATTGAATTTAATGCTGTCTTCCCATGAAAATATTCATTTAGAATGTTATCCCACGCTCTAAACTTAATCTCTCGCATAATTATTTACCTACCTTTTCCACCCATGCGTGGACACCTTCCATAGCTTTCTGAATTGCAAGTTTGCAGCTTGGTCATGATCCATAAAACTTTGTAGCACTTCATTTTCGCCAGTGGCCTTGTTCCGTGCGATAACTTGATATTTCATGTTAATACCGTCCTTTAGCCTGATTAGCCAACGCCTTATTCGTTTGTTCCAATCGACTAATATCGCGTTGTTGCTTATCAATCTTGTTTTGTTGCTTTGTGTTTGTATATACAATGCTGACGCTTGGCTACTCTTGTCGATTGTCATACATGCAAATACAGCAAACCCGACAAAAGTGACTAATACATACACAGGTTTCAGTAATTGCTTATCAGTCATGCTGTTGTTCCTTCTTCAGTGCTTCAATCTTCTCTGCTTGCCATAAGATGTGCTTATTTTGCGACTTGACTGTTGCAATTAACACGTCAGTATAAGTCCCTAAGTAATGTAAATTACCCCAATCATGATCATGCAGACTTTGAGGCCTAAAGGTGCTTTTACCCATTCATCAAAATACATACCGGACACAAATGTCTGTGTAAAATAGCCACTAAGCTATATGCGTTCTCTTGTAGATACTGTTTAATCTTTGTCATACTTTCTCCTAATACCCACCACTGACCCACTTGAGCTATCCTGTTATTCAATTAGTCATCACTTTCCAAACTTTGCTTTAATTCATTTGCATAATTCTTCCCGTAATCATATTCAAGATCACTCCAGTTTTCATATCCACGAGCCTTTGCCTCTTTGTCTAAATCTAAGCTTTCCATAGTTCAATCCTTAACGCCCTTGTAAAGTGGCTTTGCTTCTGACTCACCTTTTAACGATCTGCGAATCATCAAAACCCAAGGCAACCTGCATGGCATCTAATGTTGGTTTTCCATATTGTCCAAGTCTTTAGTTGCACGAGTTGTTTGGTTGATGTTCGTCTGATAGAAAGTTAGATTCACAGCCAACTCATCACCTTTATCAATTTGAACTTTAAACTTGTCATTCAATTCGTCTAAAGCTTCAATCAGTTCATCTTTGTAAGCATGATACTTTGCACCACGATAAACCGTGTTAGTTTTGTATTATGTTGTAAATCATTCCCACTTCCAAAATCGTTAGCCAGTTCAATCAGAGCTTCAAATATCTTCTGACTCATCTTTTCTCCAAAATCTGTGAACGTTTTGTGAACGATATGTGAACGTTATTTTCATCAAAAACGCACTCATATCAGTACTTGTGCATGATGTGAACGATATAGCACCCTCTATTTCTTCTTTATTATTTTTATACTAATTTCTATAAATAAATAAAATAAAGAAAAACGTTCACATCGTTCACAACCGTTGGTATGACGGGCTTAAATCGTTCACAGTATCGTTCACATATCCTTCACATCGTTCACACTATGTGACCAAATATTCTATTCCATCTCTGCTCTTCTTTTTTTCATACCAGTTAACCATCTTACGTCCCCATGCTTGTTTACTCATCGGCTTATCTGTATCTGATAAATGTAAGCTCATGTAAAACTGTTCATACTCAGCGTATAAATCACCTGCCTTACCAAGTTGTGGTACAAGCGTTTGACGCCACTGCTCAAATGGATCTAAAGCCACAATGTCGTCTGCAATGTTTCCAAAAATTTGCCAATCTTCTTTTACTGCTTGCTGATACTGTTCAATCGCATAAGTTGCTAACATTGGTGTTTCTCGTTCCAATTCTGAACTAGGAAATAGCACATCACGTTTGCTAATCTCAGTAGCAGTTGCCACCGGTGCAATGGTCTTAATAATATGCAATCGCCTTTTTATTGCCCCGCTGTCATTGAATATGGGCATTTCGTTTACATTGACAATCATCTTAGCGGTAATACGATAGTCCGTCCCGTCAATCCCCTTCCGTTCGACTGGGGAAAGGCCGCCACCGGTCACCGATTTAAAAGTATCATCTTCCTTAAATCGAACTTTCGTTGCGTCATCATCAACCATTAGTGACTTTCCTACAAATCGTGCAGTTTCAAATCGTGCATTATTACCTTGCAAGTTTTTCAACTTGAATGCACCTACTCGGCTACTTCCAAACATGGCTTGCGTTACTTTGGTTACGAAATGTGTTTTACCAGTTCCACCAATTGGATCAAGCAAGAATAGTGCGCCTTGTTTCCAACTCATATTGGCTTGAAAGGCGTAACCTAACCACGCCCATAAAAATCGTGCATTCTTACCGAACATATAATCTGCGTAAGCAACCCAAGTTTTAGGAACCTCGTTTGGAACTGGTTCAAAATCAAATCCATCAATAATGGCCATCTCTTTTTTGGGGTGAAAAAAGTTGTTTTCATTCACGTTTAAAGTCCAATTTTTAAAACCAATATAATTTGTTTTTAGCGAATCATCGAATCCACGCGAATACTCAATCAAGAATGGCTTCACATCTTTTTGTAATTCACGTTTCTTGTTTGAACTAACCTTTAGCCGGTCTGTGATAACTGAAATAGAAACGTCAATCATGTTCGTTACTTGCTTTACTGGCACTCTGTCCCAAAACGAACCATTCCAAATGTAACCCCAATCATTTTTGATGATGATGCTGTCGTACTGAATTAACCAAGTTGCAAAATCGACAACAGAACTAATTAAATATTTATATTTTCCGTTCTTCTGGATATCCAACCTCAACCACTGCAATTGGTTCACAAAATCAGTACTCATGCCGCCTTCTGTTTCATCAATTTCAGAAAACGGAATCCGTAATTGATTAAAATTGATAACCGACTTCAATTTGATCTCATTCGCCATTATTCCTCCTTTCTATTTCAGTAAGCGCCTAGCTTTGACTGAGATGTCTTTTTCAGGATTATCTAAAGCTTGAGCAATTCCTGCTTCATAAAAAGCACCGATTAAATCATCTTGATCAATATCATCAAATGCTTTTTTCAAAGCACCAAGCATTCGCGTCAATGAGTTATCTCGCTCACCAACATTAAAAGTTACCCGATGTTTCCCGGCATATCGCTCCATAAAACTAGCCATATTTTCTACTGTTGGTTCATCATTTAATGCGCCAATGAATTCCCCTTCAGATGTTGATTGAAAAGTAGACCTATCTAATTCAGCTTGGATTTTGTACCGTTTCCGATTTTCAATATCCCAAGGAACGATTGTATCTTTCTTCTGCAACGGCAAACCCATTAATCGGCCAACCGTTTTAGAAGCTTGTAAATCAGCTCCATAACTAAGTAAATTGAACCCACCAAGAATAAATAATTTAGTCAACTCATCTACTGCTTTTGGCAATAGTTCAGGTTCAATTGATTTACCTAATGGCACAAACAGTCTTGACCCATTTTCATGCCCTCCCGATGCAATTGCTGACGGCGTTTTCCAAAGATACATTTCAATTTCACTTTTCGTCATCATAGTATAAAATCGTACATAAGCTCCGACCAGTCATAGACCTTATCTAAATCAAACGTGATGCCCTGAATATCGGCAATATTTTCACGACTACGTGCAAGCCCACTTTTTAAATTTGATGGTGTAAAGTATTGCGCTGATACTTTTTAAATTCAGAAACATCTTCAATTGGATCATGGTAGACAGGTAATGACTCAGTGTAAGTGACCACATCTAGTTCATCAATGACATCATAGTCACCGTATATGCCGGATTTTTAAAGGCATACATTAAAATCCTCCGCCGAATGGGTCTCCTTGTGGTGCAACTGGTGGTGGCGTCATACCTTGTTCGGCTGGATTAAATCCGCCATTTGATGGTTGGGTGTTAGTGTTATTTGATGGACGCGGATTGCTTTTATCTGTTTTTGACCCACCAGTCATGAACTTGCCAAAATCTTCAATACGCGGATTGTAGTAGATACGACCGTCATTTGTTGACTTTTCGAACTTTTTAACTTGGACTGCTAGTTGTTGGTTCACAATCTGTGGCATAAGCGTTTGCAAGGTCATCTCGCCACTTCCTTGATAATTCATTCCAGCAAGCATGGCGTTGATTTCACGATAACGGAAGGGACGTTCTGTCTCTGCATCATCCATGAAGACATGTGTAATTTGTGCACCCTTTTGGTCGCCATCTACGACTTCAAATCGTACTGTTGCGTAGTCGTTACCATTTTTGTCTTCCCTTTAAAATCAGCGGAAGTAACCTTCACGTTATAATCTCCTCCAAATTCGAGTCCAGTAGATGTCATACGAATATCGTTTGCGTCAAATGTAAAAGCCATAATTAAATTTCCTCATCTTTCGTTTCTTCAGTATTGTTATTTAGTAGTTCACTTGCTTCGATAGTTTTACGACTATCCAGTCGATTAGCGCCTTTGTTCCCATTCTCTGGGTCCATATCAATCATGTTTTTCCATCATGTTTGTAAATGTGCCCCACAACATCGAATGTAGAAGCAAAGGCATTGAATGTTTTTTCGTTCATGTCAGGCTTAAACAGTCCCGGAACATCACCAGACATTTCATGAACTGTAGCTAATATTGGTAAATCTGTCTTCCGTAACAAGAAACTTAAATCTCTGAACCATTTTGTGTTAAATTCCAGTTTTGTCGTCCATCTTTTGAACCATTCTCGATATTATCAATGACCCAGTTTTGAAGTGCGGTGACATTGTCTAGAACGATTGTGCCAATTTCTGGGTTGATAATTGTTTGTCCCTGTTCATTTGTTTTATAAACTTGCTGATAAAATCTTTCATGAATTGGTGTTGAATTTGTTTTGCGTCTCCTTGATTATATGCAATCACTCGAATATCATCAGTTCCCGAAATTGCATTTGTCGACCCATCAAAGTTGAACATCAATTTCAATCCCGGAAACTCTTTTGACAGACTAGTCTTTCCCGTCCCTTTTCCACCATAGATGAGATACATATTTCCAACATCCGGAATATGGCCTTCCTTAAAATACTTTGGCATATCTCTACTCCTGTATCTTCTTGACTGATTCCATAGCTTGCATGACTGCAACTTGTACTGTATCTAATGCATTTTCAACTACTACTGGCGCCTCGCCTCTAACAGCCTGAAAATGAATATCCGCAATTTGCTTAATGGCATACTCCACTTTCTTTTCCATGCTTGAACCTGCCATCACAATTCCACCTTTCTTAATTTCAACGCTTTAGCCATTTCTTTTTGCGCTTTAGTTAATGCACTAATTAGAAAGAAACCATCTTCAGCCTTGTATACTTCATCATGCTCAATTAATGCGTTTCCTAATAAATCAACTCCCATCGATTTAGGTTCATCTAGTGGATTAAAGAAATGGTCATGCATATATTGTTTTTTTGATGTCATTGCTTATTCTCCTATTCCGGATTACTTCCATCATCTGAATTGATAATTGTTGAATTTTCAAGCGCAAATTAAACATCTTATCTGCTAAAGATCGCATAGGGATACCCGTTGACTTTGATAACTGTTTTAACTTTTGATGCGTGTCACTTGAAATAAATACAGGGTTGTATTCCTTATCTTTCTTATTTTCAGCTCGTAAAATTAACTTTTCTGTCATGATTGTTATTCTCCTAATTCAATTAATTCTGCGCCCATATAACGCAAGTAACGTTCAAATATGGTGTCACTAATTCTTCATCAATATAATTCCCATCTGCGTCCTGCCACACAGTATCGCCTGCATATAACTCTTGTTTTTCAAAGTCTTCAGCAATACAAGGTGGGTCATCCGGTGGATCAATTTGTTTATCTGGTACTTCGTATTTCATATTATTTTCCTTTAATATATACTTAGCCTAAAGGAGGCTTATCATGAAATTTTTAAGCTTGTTAAGCAAGGACTAATTAAAAATGAGTATTCCGATGTCGCTCGAGACATCGCCAACAATGTTGTTTCAATGCGTATAAAAGAAGCTGAACAAATAATCAACGTCTAGAAACCACAGACATAGTTAACTACTACTTCACTGCCTATCAAGAAACTTTAGATTTTTAGGTGATTCTTCAAATATAAAACAGCCTATTATAAAGAGCACCAAAATAATCGACATAGTTAATACAGATAACTTCAACTTGAGGTTTATGTCGCTATTTATTTTTTTAATAGTTCTTCTACTTCATTCATTTGCCTGACCTCATTTCTTTATGCTATATTTGGGGAGTTAAAAACTGTGCTAAGTTCATTAACTCCTAAGCGTTATCGGTTGCATCCGTTAGCGCTTTTTTGTGTCCATTTTCATCTGATAAACCTAGTAAATAATCAGCCGACACATTAAACAGTTTGGCTATTTTCTTCAATGTTGAAACCGTTGGCTCTTTCTCGCCACGCTCATAACTTGAATACATGTTCTGACTTAGCCCTAATTCGAAAGAAACCTGCCGTGCTGACATCTGTTGTGATTCTCTTAATTCTTTGAGTCGATTACCCATCGCTTGTGGCCCTTTCGATTACGAATACTTTCAGCTGCTTCTCGACCATTACAAGCCCATACAATTGGATAGACAACCATTCGCCCCAAACCTAGACAAAAGTTCACTACAGGCTCTGCTATGTGCATGACAACCTGGTATGAACCAATTGCCAACACAATAAATATAACTACTGATACAACTGTTCCTGCCATCTTTTCTCCCTCTCATTTACATCAATGCGCCCTCATTAAATCTCTCAACTGAACGCTTATTGAACCAATTTGGGTCAGTCTCCTTTACAACCCTACGAAAGCGCTGCGCTCTTTTGGAATCACCGCGCCGCCAAGTAGAAAATACTTTGGCGAATAACCGATGATTTCCGCAGTTTCTTTCGCATTAATAGTTAAATTTTCTCTGCCATTTCTATAACTCCTATTTTTTCGTTTTATAATGTTTTACTGGCTCATTTACCTAGTCCCTAATGAAAAGAGAAACAAATGTACCTTAATCAAGACTGTGTTCGTGATTGTTTAAAGTTTATTGAATCTGATTTAGCATTTGGTCATTTTCTGCATCTTTCAGATTTTCTTGAATCCGACAACTTAAATGGTTATTCAGAGCAAGACATTAAGTACACTTTAATGAAATTATCTGAAACAAATTTTTACACTCGACACCCACAATTATCGAAAATAACTTAATTGCTTTCAGTACCGGTATGTTAACCTGGAATGGTCATAAATTTCTCGATACGATTCGCGATCCAGAGGTCTGGTCTAAAACTAAAAAGTGACTAACCATTTAGAAAGTGTCTCTATTTCGCTACTCTCAGAAATTGGTTCTAAAGTCATAACCAATATGATTGATAAAAATTTATAAAATCATTTTCAATATTTTTTAACCCACGCTTCCAAGCTAAGAAGATGAATAAAGTGATAACAAATAGTAATGTACTTACTCCAAATAAGAACATTGCTATTTTGTTTGCCAAATTAAATAAGCCAACAACATAATGACTTCTAAAACAGTTGCGCCTGATAGCCACCCTAACGCCACCATCCCTTTCATCTTTTCTTTTTCCTTTTCAAAATTGTTCATATCTATACCTCCTCGTTAATATATTTGTTAATGAAATATTGTTGCCCTTTACCGGTTACTAGAGTAGTCAATGACACCCCTGTTTCACCGTTTGGCTTAAAATAGTGAATATAAAGAACACAAACACAGAATTGAGGTGCTCACGATTAAAAGTAATCTGACAAATCTAACGAATTCAGGAACCACTTCAATTTATAAAACTTGCCAGGCTTATATTCTGGATTCTTGTTTTGTTCATCCATCTCTATGCCTCCATATCTAATTCTGTTTGTTCAGGATTAACGAACTTCTTATAAAATACTCACGTCCATATGGTGTAATTCGCATTCGTGGCGTGAACTCAATACCATTTTCACCAACTCCACCACTCTTAAGGACGAACAGCTTAGGCACATATTCTTATATGGCTGTAACTTTCCGTTACGTCCTTGTTCTCGGTAAATGTATTTATTGTTCATCAAATATCGACTAGATCAGTTTGCTTGATTCCCATTTCTTTTGATGCTTCACGTACACCAATTGACTCACCAGTAGCAATGAACTTATCGTGCAACTCAGCTTTTGGTGTAAGTTCAGCAATCTTACTTTCGTATCCGATGAGCTTGTTGTTCGCATACTGCAATGAACGTGCCATCATCAGTTCTGGTGAGTTCCATTGCTTTCTATTTGAATGAAGTAGTCTCGAATTTGATTACCACGTTCAGTCTTGGTCATCATTGAGATGTGCTTGGCCATATCGACTGAAAGTGAATAGTCATCAAGTACACGAACCTGTACACCACCGTTGTTCTGGACCTCTTCACTTTAGGGAAGTGGTCCAATCAGTGCCCTCAATAAACATTTCTGAATATTGTTTCCACCAATCAGTAAATTTCTTCTTCAATCCAAGTATCCTATGCAACTCACGAGCACTCACTCGTTGTTCACCTTGTTCATTCGTTTGAATATTAATTAATTCGTTATCCATCGTTATGACTCCTTATCGTCCTTCATAAAAGTTATCGCCGTTGAATTGCGTGTATTCCATTAGCTTTTGCAAATTAATTTGTGCAGCTACACCTTTTTCAGTGCCTGCCAACAACTTATTGATATACTGTGGTGTTTTGCCAATGACAGTTGCGAGTTCTTCCCGTGGAATATGGTTCGTTTTAACGTAAGTGGCAAATTCATTGCGTGCGTAATTAATTCGAGCCCAAGCTTCTGGGATAGTTAGCTTTTCTTTAATTGATGAATCGACCATATTTAAATCTCCTTTCTTGAATAGTAAATAAACAAGTAATTTTTATTGACACAAATAATACATACGTGTAAAATTTAGACATAGTTAAAAACCGCAACAAACAGCTGTATTTATCACATCTACCTCGCCAAAAGTACGTTTGATATTTACTTGCTTTTGAGTTGCTTTATTACTTGATGTATTAAGAATAACACGTATCGATTATTTACAACCCTAAAAGTGTAAAAGTGTTATTTCTTTTTAGAATGGGAGTTTTTATGACTTTTTTGAAAGAACACGAGACCTCGCAAAACAGCGTGGTATGAACTTAAAACAGGTCGCCCAGAAGGCTGGCCTTAGTGAAAACGCTTTATATAGATATAATCAAGGAATTAATCCGAAGTATCCAACAGTCAAAGCAATCGCCGACGTCTTAGGTGTATCAGTAGACTACCTATTAGGTAATACTGATGAAATGTACCCCACTAAGTTATCAACAAAAGAACCGGTTGATTTAGATGAAATATTAAATGAAGAAGGAATGGCTATGTTCGAGGGGCAGCCTTTATCGGAAGAGTATAAAAAGCACTCCTCGCTATGCTTAAAGCCAATAAGAATAGTGGGAACTAAAATATGGAGGAACAATTACATGACACCCTATTCGCTTTGTTATTAA